TTTACTTTATCTTTCGTATTCTGAAGTTCTGAATTATCTGCTGTCTCAAAACTAAATCCAAAGTCTTCTGATTCATCTAAATCTAAATATTTGTTACCAGTCAATGTAGAGTTCCTCCGTTAGATTTCTTAACGCGATCAAAGAAGTCTTTGAGCATTTCAATTCCTTCTCCCTCTTCCAGAGGTTCTTCTTCAATTGAATTCTGAATATATCGTTGCTTGTGCTTTTCCAGTTCAACTAATTTTTTATGTTCTTCTCTTACAGTTTCAAAATGCTCAACACTATTGAGGTAGTACTCCAGCATACTTGAAGTTGGATTTCCCATAATGATAATATCATTAGAATTCATTCTGAATTCCTGATCTTCACAGATTCTATGAAATACCCATTGCATTAATGATATGGCAAGTGAAGATGTTTTAGATGTAACATATAGCACTTTCAAAGGATTTTTCAATATGAACGAAGATTTTTCTCCATAGTTAATCTCAGTTATTTCTGAGATAATGTCCTCACCTGTATTGAGTCTAATAAACTTAATATCAGTGTTTGACGAGATAGGCTGATGCATGATGCTATCCTTTAAGTTCAATCTTGAAGATTTTAAATTTAAACTTTTCTTCAATATATATTTTAAGTCTTTCTTCAAAATGTTTGAGTGTGTAGTTTTGTCTTTTTTTCCATGAAACATCATCAGCGATATCAAACAGAACTGCTGAATCTTTTGTATCAGATTTTCTAAGACCTCTTCCTATAGACTGAAGGTTTCGTATTCTAGATTTTGATGGACTTGCAAATATAATCGTATGTAAATTTTTAATGTTAGTTCCTGTTGAGAAAGTTCCGTATGAAGCAATTATAATAGCATTGGTTTCAGTTTCTACTATTTTTCTAGTCTCTTCACGGATTTCAACATCAGTTTTGCCATATATAAAGAAACACTTACGATCAGGCGAAACTTTACTATTTATAATGTCGTTTAGAATCATACCATGCTTTTCAACATATTGATAAAGAATGAGAGTATTACCTTCTAAGGATAGAGCAAGATTAGCAATAAAATTATTTCTCGCTTCGTTTAATACCAGATATTCAATCTCTTGTTGATATGTAAAATTTTTGAAGGCTTGACATATGGATTGGTTATGTTTTAGTAACAAACATTTGATATTAAAATCAGCCACTACCTTTTGATCCATAAGGTCTTTTGTTGTCGTGACTTTACGTACAGGACCAAAAAGGCCTTCTAAGACAAGTTTGTGTGTTTTAGTACCATCAAGAGTGCCCGTTGTACCTATGCGATATCTAGCATTAGTCATCTTACTCATTAAAGCCGATATTTCTTTAGATTTATATAGATGCGCCTCATCACCTATTACGGCGTCAAATTGTTGGAAATACGAACTAGGAAGTTTATAAAGCGATTGCCATGTTGAGATGTACACTTTCTTATCAGATTGTTTATCTTTCCCAGCGAATATAGTGTGAACCATGTTATCGCTGTCATAACCATAGTCAGCAAAATCAGAGGCAAGCTGACTAACAAGAGAAATAGTTGGAACAATAATAAGAGTGCGATTCGCATTGATTTTCCTTAAAAGTAAATAAATGATAAGAGACTTACCTGATGCAGTAGGAGAAAGAAGTAATACTCTTCTTGATCTTATAGCATGTATAAATGCATCTAATTGGTAATCTCTAACTTCTAAAGGTATGTTTAATGTTTTTATAAACTCTTTAGCCTCTTCAATTGAAAACTCTTCATCATATATTTCATTATCATATTCAAATTCATAATCATGATCTTCACAAAACTTGATAATGTATGGAACTAGTCCACGATATATTTGACGGGTCCTCAGAGAAAAGAGGTAAATCTTGCCATTCCATAATCTTGCGCGATATTGTGGAGTAAATTCTGCACCAGGAACTTTGAACTCAAAATGAGTGTTTAATTCATATGCAATGCCATCAGAACAAGTAATTTTCACATATACTTCATCAACATTTTGAATAATTATTTTATCCACCACGAATGTATCTTTCCCAATCTATAAATGATTTAAGCTGCCATGTGCGACTGTTCAATTCCTTCAATACAGATTGACAAAAATCTACAATTTCTTGATGAACAACTTTTTTTAGCAAAATATTAGTTAATTCATTATCTGACTCAATATACATGGGTATGTCTTGTCTCAAAATCTTCTTCACCCATGGTTCTAGATTGTACTCTTTCAAATCATCTGGATTATTTAAGTCTCCTGAATACCAATCCCATTTCACTCTTTTAAGTTTTGTGTAGTCTGAATTTAATTTCTTTACGATTAGATTATGATGTGTATATATGCGCAGATATTTTGCATGTAGTATTGGTATACGTGCTAGTTCGCGAGATGGTTCAGTTTCGTCAATCTTAGCATCTGAAGACCATGTTTCCATCAAATCATCAATATTTACAGGTGGTTTCATAATATACCTTAGAGTTGGGAATAATTCCAACTATACACTATAAGTTATAGATTGTCAAGCATTAACACGATCTAATTCGTAATAATCGTAACGAAAAGTGATATCTACTGTTGGAACTGTATCAGCAGTATCTGCTGTATTGAATGCAATTGCTCCTATGTTTGTAGGATGACAGTTGAAGAATTTAAATCTTAGATTAGGATTATTAGCATTTGTATTAACAGTTAGTACTGCATCATGATATACGACACCATTACCCGCAACATTGCGAATATATTGCTGAAAGTTCTGTGGTCTTGTCAATGCTCGTATCCAGTCAAACGTCTCTTCCCAAACTCTCAAATCTTCATCAATGAGCGCATTTATAGTAAAGTCTTCAAATTTCATTTGAGTACCATGTCTATAAATTTCTGTAAATGGAGTTGGAACAGGTATACCACCAGTTGATACTGCTGGAATAGTAGCAGTCTGACTAAAATATCTTAAGAATGGTAACGTAGGAAACATTAAGGTATATTTAGTCGTTTGTAGAAAGTTGGTATTATCTGGCAGTATATTTAGAATAGACCGATTTGTCATTGAATATTCTCCTTCTTTCTATTTATTAAAACGCAAAAAGGGCAGAGATTGCTCTCTGCCCAGTTCTTATTCGTAATTTTCTTCTTATTATGTTAGGTTTCTAACACGGAAAATACGATAGTAGATGTTTGCGTTATTGCCGCTTGCTGCGTTGCGTGGAGCAACTGCGCCGTCACCAGCTGCTGTAGCAAATGGGTTAGCAACCATGCCATAACGTGTCTTGAAGCCGATCTTTGGCTGGAATGTATCCTGACCGATAGCGCGAACCATCTGTAGAGGAACATATGGGCAATAGAATAGACCAGCATCATAAGGAGAAGTACCCTTATAACCTACTGTACATAGTTCGTCACCAATTGTTGAACCACCGAAGTATGGATCAATATATACCTTAATGCGACCATGAAGAGTACCAGCAAATGTGTTACCTGTATCGTCAACATTTAGGTTAGCCTGAAGTGCAGGTGTATAGTCAAGAACACCAGCCATTGCAAGAGCAGACGCTACGTCTGATGATACAATGATGATGTTACCCTTACCACGACGAGTTGCACGGGCAATAGCATTTGCTTCACGCTCAATCTGGAATACTAGACCCTTGAACTTTTCAACTGACCAACGACCGTTTGAGTCTGTATCAAGATCAAATGTACCAGCAGTTGTTACGCCGTACTGTGCACCCACTGAAGCAGAACTATAGATTGTGCGAACAACTTCACGATTGATTTCAGCAAGGATTTCTGTTGACAGAATATTTGCAAGCTCTGTCTCAGCATCTAGACCATGAACAGCCTTAAGATCCTGTGCAAGTTCCATTGTGTATTCTGCCTTTAGTGCGCGTGAACGTGCTGTGACAGTTACCTTATCAATTGCGAAAGCCATTTCAGCAAACTGATTTGTTGAAACGTCGCCAAGTGCTTCGGCCTGAGCTGTTGACATACCACGACCATAACCGTAAACGTCATCGTCGCCTGTTGCAAATACTGGGTTTGTGTTTGAGAATGAACCACGAACGTTACCGTTAGCACCTAGGTGATTTGTGCCCGAGAATGCTGTGTTGGCTTCGTTGAACAGAGCTTCTGTTCCGTTCATTGTCTTATACTTAGAACGCATTGCGAAAATCAAGCCTGTTGGACCTGACATTGGCTGAACGCCGCAGATATCGTAAGCGATCAAGTTAGGAAGAGCGCGACGTACAAGAGAAATCAAGATTGGATCGTATGAACCAATGTTTGTTCCTGTACCGAGACCGCCACCTGAGTTTGTTGGTGCAGATTCGTTTAGGATACGGCCTTCTTCTGCCATAGCCTTCTCTTGGTTTTCCAAGATCATTGCTGTAACTGCGCGACGGTATGGATCCTTAATTGGAGTCAAACCTTCGTGGTCAAGAACTGGGGACCACTTGTTATCTAGTTGTTCTGTTAAATACATTTTACATTTCTCCTTTGGAAATTATATTATTATTTATAATATTTTATTACTTTGGAAGTGACTTACCAAGAGCCCTAACGTAGTTTGCCATTGGTCCCTGAAGTGATTCAGAAATCATGCCCTTACCGTCATTTTCTACTTCATTATTGTCCAATACGTTATTTGTTGATACTGGTGTATTGAAATAGTTTTCTCTTAGGATATTAATCTTTCGTGCATATTCATCCACTGATGTGAATTCAATACCTTCAGAAAGTGTCTTTAGTTTCTCGGCCTGTGTAGTTGTTAGTCCATCACATGCTTCAGAAACAATTTCGTTTTGTGTTGCTTCGTTGATTACCTTGTTCAACTGAACATTGCGATCAATTTCTTCATTTAACTTTTCTTCAAGTTCTGCAACCTTTGCAGACATTTCTTCTACAACTGATACCTTATCTTCTGGAATATCAATATAGTGTTCTGCAAATAGATTACGAAGACCTGAAATAAACTCTTCAGTTAGTTCAGAACGAAGTCCTGCTTCAATTGCAACTTCATTTTCAGATACCCACTGCTCAACAACATAGTTTAGATAATCATCTACATTTGTTGAAAGTTCTTCTTGAATCTGTGCAACCTGCTCTTCTAGAGTTTCTGCATATGCTTCTTCAAGCATTGAAATCTCTTCTGCGAGCTTCTGTTCAACAGCAGCCTCAAAGATTGCAGTTGCTTTAAATTTAAACTCTTCGGAAAGGTCTTCACCAGCAAACAATGCTTCAACATGCTCAGACATATCTACCTTGGGTGTTGACTTTTCTTCTTCAATGAACGATTCGTCGTCTTCAGACACTAGTTCAAAATTTTCTTCGATAGCCTGAGCAATTTCGTCTTCTGAAAGACCCGCTGCAATTTGTTCCTCAATGAAATCTTCTAGTTCTTCAGAAATCTCAACATCTTCTTCCATTACTTGTTTTGTCTCGCCAGATTGTGTGCCTTTGCGTGACTGCGAAGATGCTGAAGTATCTTTCTTCGCCGCATTGACTGCCTTAGCAACGGGCGAATTGCCCATAGGACTTACCAGAGCAGGACCTAGGTCTTGAATTTCATTATCAGGTGCTGATGGTGACATAGCGCCTGGATTTGAAAAACGACCCTCAGCGCCCTTTGAACTTGGACGTAGAGATGCCATATTTGGATTTGATGATGTAGCATCGCGATCAGGGTTGTTCTGTGAAGAACTTACAGAAGGAATAGATCCTTCTTGCAAGATTGACTTTGCTACGTCTGTAAGTGACTTACCCATATTAGAATACTCCTTTATTTCTATTATTTATATAATTTACAATTTTGAGATATAGTTTTTAAAGATAGCAAGAGAAACCAATTCAATATCTTCTTTCTTTGCTTCCTTGATTAACTTTTTGGCATGATCATATTGTTGTTGTGTCCACTTACCATTAACCAAAATCCATTCGGATCCTTCCATAATACCTCTGACAAATGCATCAGGCGCTGAAGGATCTGCGACGATATCTGCTGCTGTAGCCAGATGAAAATCGTCTTGAACTAGTTGATATCCATTGTGTGGTCTTAGTGAACCTACTCCTCTAGTAGAAACACCCAAACTAGCTCCTCCGTCTAAAAGACTTTTAACAATTTTACCATTAGGAGTATCTAATATTTTTGCTTTACCCATGATGTTAGTTCCATCTGGATGCAAACTTGTAATCATGTGTGACACACGATCTAGATTGATTGTTGGTGAATCTGGATGTCCTAGTTCACCAAATGCACGATTCTTTGTTACATATTCTCTACTGTATCGATCTATTTCTTTTGAGAGAACGTGCATTGGATATACTCTACCGTTGCGATTCTTTTTTTCAGCCTGCATGAATATGCCGCTGATATAGTGTTCTTTCTTGCCGTCTTTTTCTTCAACCAGATATTTAACGTCTAGAACTTCTTCGGAAATAAGTTTCATTTTCTTAGATTCCTAATCTCTGTCTCTTCATTAGCGACATTTTACGCTTGCGAAGCATTTGCGTTTTCTTTTGTTTGGACTTTCTGGCAGCCTTTTTAGCACCTAGTTTACGTCGGCGTCGTTCTGCTGCTGACATACG